TACAAATGTTCCTATAACTCTATTATATTTTTTGTTCTTAGTTTCTCCAATAAGTTTAATCCCACCTATCACATTGTCAGAAGTAATAGTATATGTGGCTGTTCCTGTTCCTTCTATGTTTAATTTGTAAGTTCCACTGTTGTAAGTAAATATTGCTCTCATTGGATTTAAAAGAGAACGAACATTGTCAATTAGTTTTTGAGAAGTATCTAGGACTGCATTAGTTCTAAATAAATCAATATCACTTCCACCTGAATATGGAGTTACTTGAGTTTCGCAAGTATTTGCAGAAGTTTTAAATGAAGCAAAGTCTGATTCAAAAGCAGAGTCAGGTATTCCTTTTCCATATCTAGTATTTCTTAAATAATCTAATAAGCACAAAGCAGAGTTGTCAGAATAAGCAGTTGTGTCTGTTCTTGGATCATAAACTTTTCTTCCTTTAACAATTACTTTAACATCAGGAATTGATCCGAATGTGTCCTGATTCCATTTAAATCTAAAAGCAAGATAAGCTACTCCTTTTAGTCTATGATTAGATGTCCAATTAGATGATGTGGTTAAAATAGATGAAGCTACCTGTGTATCTGTTCCTAAAAAAGCTTGAACCTGAATATGACTTGATCCATCTTTATAGAAATTAGAATCGGAAGAATCAACCTCTCTTACAGTTCCATCAGTTAATGCACCATCAAAGGTAACTAGCTTGTCATCAATATAAATACTTTCTATGCTTTGAATTTCTCCTTCACAAAGAACACCAGCTACATAAAGATATTGATTGTTTGTTCCTGAACTTTCTACAAATACTCTAGTGATACCTAATTTTCTTTCTCCATACACAATAGGTATCTGTGCGTTGTTAGATGCTTTGTTAAGCAATACTCCTTGTGCTGTTTCTCCTTGAGGAATATCAAATTGTGGTGTTTCAGGTTTTGGTTGTATCCAAGATATTGCTTTAGTTGCAATCGCACCTATTACTATACCACCTATAATCTTGGCAGTAGTTGTTTTAAATATAGCACCAGCAATGGCACTTCCTATTATACTACCCATGACCAAGTATCCTTTGTAGTTCTTGTTGATTGTCTAATAATAGTATCGTCTTTAATTCTTAACCAATTAACTTCTTTATCAGTTCCAAATTTTTGTGTGAAGTGATTTTTAGTCCAAGAGATAACATCTTGTAAATGAGAAGTTGCGACAGTATCAATATGCCACAAATGATTACCTGATCTCCAATCTTCTCTATCAATTAATCCTGTTTTTTTAAATTTAACTTGTGCCTTGTCAGATAAGAAAGCCCAATTAGTAAATCCAACTAATTTATTATTTACATAATGTTTTTTATTTTGATCTAAATTTAAACAAGGAAATAAATGAAGCCTTAAATCTGCATCATTAAGATCTTTATACATGTCAAACTTTCTATACAGTTCTAAAATATCTCTCATTCTTTACCCCACTTAATTTGTTGTACAGATTGAGAAGCAAAATCAAATCCTAAATCTCCATCAAAGAATAACTCTTGTGAACTGGTATTTGTTTTTCTTCCAGCTATTTTTTCAAAGTCTGCCCAATTACTTGCAATAGAAATACTAACTTGTGATGATTGTTCTACTTCTTGTAAACTAAAAGATTCTATTCTTCCTTTGAACATTAAAAAAGGATCAGCAATTAAAGCCTGAGACGAGTTTAAAAAACCTTTATAAACTTCTACATCTTTGTCCATGTATTGATTATTTAGTAATAAAGAAATAATAGTTTGATCTGCACCAGTAAAAGCTATTGTGATTGAATCAACAGCAACATTAGATTCTTCTGTAACTTCTGATGAACCTAAAAATAATGATGAAGCTGTATAAGTATTTCCATCATAAGAAATATCTTTATAATGATCTGTGTATCTTGTGCCTGATCCAATACCTAAATAAATTAATGTAACTGGATTAATTTTATTACTAGCTAATACTGCCTTAATTGCTGTCGTTAGACCTCTAGCCATTACAATACCTCAATTACATCTAATTCGTATGCGTAAAGATCACTTGTTCCTATTTTGTATTCTTGTACATTACTTGTTAAAGAAACTGTAAAATCTACATTGTCATAAATAAGAACTGCGTTGTCAGCAACCAATGTTCTTAAAGGTGGTTCAAAAGTAAGCGTTCCTTCTCCTGATCCGTCAGCATTTAAATCTTCAACAGCTATATAAACTTTTTCTTGTCCTGTGAATCTAAAGTAATCTCCAGCTTTAAGTATTCCGTTAGTAGAAACTGTCATACCATCTACTGTGCAAGTAGTTGCTCCAGCAGATACAGAAGCATTAGTTGAGATAGTAGTAGAAGCCACACCCTGTGCATTAGATTCAGTTGGTGGAATTATAGTAAAATTTTCTAATTGTGATCTCTGTTTAATAATAAAAGCTTTGATAGGTGCAAACTCTGATCTAGTCATTAGTGGATAACTCAAAGTAATAGCAAACTTTTGACCATCAATTTGTCTAGCTTGTTTTCTTCCTGAAGTAGTTACACTAACAATAGTATTTTGTTGTGAATTAATACTTGCTGATTTAGCAACTGGAGATGTAGGTAATTGTCCACTCATATTATACTAGAGAACCTCTCCCTTGTTGATTTAAAGCTTGGTTAATTAAATTAGTAATAGTTGATCTTCTTTCTATTAGCAATCTATCAAAATCTCTTGTGTCATTAGCAACAATAGTAAAATTAACATTAGTTGTACCACCAGCATGATTAGGTACTATTTGTCCGTCAGTAGATGGTATGAATGTTTCTCTACCTCGTTCTCCTACAGTGATTGGCATACCAGCACTAACTGAGCCACCTTCTGCATATCCTTTAGCACCAGCAAATATTCTTAATCCTGTGCTTATTATGTCTCCCTTTGTTGAAGTGTTTTTTTCATTGTTTATTGCTCTCACAATACCTAATTGTTTAGCAAGTTCAGAAGTTTTTAATTTTTCAATAGCTAATTCTGCTAAAGCCAACAATCTTTTTTCTATAAGTTTTGCAATAACATTAATTAATATAGTTTGTGCTAATTTTCTAAATGATTCGTTTAACTTCTCCCCAAGAACAATAGATTTTGCAATTCCTTGTGATATTCCGCCAATCCCCATTTTAATAGTATCAGTTATAATACTTACTCCCGTAAGTTTTTTAGACATCTTTTCTATTGCTTCATTTACTTGATCTATTGGTTGAATGGTTTTAATTAAATTAGAATTAAGCTTTACAACTTCTTCTTTTGCATTAGCAACTGCATCAGGAATATTACTAATATTTTGATTTAATCCCTTACTACCAAATAAAAAATCATAAGCTTTTCTAAGTTCTCTACCAGCATTAGCCAATCCTCTTATAGCCGCCGCAAACCCTTTAACTGCGATTGTTAAAACCTTGCTTATTCCTCTTCCAATAGTTTCAAAATCACGAGCATTTTCTTCTATAAATTTGTTAAGTTCTTTAAATTCTTTTTTAAGATCATCAAAGAAACCAGCACCAGCTACATCTGTTTTGAAATTAAAAAGTTTATCTCCCAACATAGATAAAGTACCAGTAAATGTAGTAGCCAATTCTTCTGTAGCCTTTCCAAATCTTCCACCTTTACCAAATACTTTTTGAAAAGCTTTTACAGTTTCTTCTGCTGTTACAGTTGCACCTTGTTTAAAACCGAGCATATCTCTGACACCTTTTTCTCTAAAAATGTCTGCCGCACTTATACCACCAGCAAATGATCTTTGTATTTGTTCTCCAGCAGTTCTAAAATCTATTCCTGTTACTGCCGCAACATTTCCAGTTATTTCTAAAATTTCTGCTAAGTTGTTTGCATTACCAGCAACTACAGCTAAATTTCCTGAAGCCGCTTGAATTTGCTCTAATGAAAAGGGTACTCTTCCAGCAAACTTTGACATAACATCAAAAGCTTTTGCACCTTCTTCAGCTGAACCAAATAATTGTTTTAATCTAACTTGCAAACCTTCAACAGATTCTCCAGTTTTAACAAATGATCTTATTACTAATCCAGCACCCAAACCTACTAATGCACCTTTTAATGAGAAAGCTACTCTTTTAATAGAGTTAAGACCCCCCTTAACATTAGTTAATGCTCTTTTGGTATTATCTATTGCGTCTAGGCGGATTTGTACTCGTTCTTGTGCCATGTAACTTTTCCTTATCTGCCTTCACTTTAAAATAAGCTATCCAGTAGTTAAATTCTTCTTCTGTCATAGCCAACACCTCTACCATACTTTTGTGCAATCGTTCCCCAAGAGTAAGTATAGCAAACAACTCTTGATCGTATCTTACTTTTTTTCGGCTTCCTCGTAACTTACAGTATTCAGCATTTCTGTTGAAACTTTTGCAATCACTTCAGGATCAGCACTATTTAGTAAAACCTGTTTATCGTCTA